TCTATAAGATACTATAATTATGGAAAAAGTTCAGAAAAATATCGTTCCCGTATTTTTCTGAGTTAAATGAGAATATAACTGATAGGTATGTATACTCATATACTACTTATCTTGATGCTGAAAAAAGTACAAAAAGCAAGCTATGTGTCGGTATTCGGCAGCAATATTATAACCCTTCTGGAGGGCGAAAACGCGATTGAGATAAGACTGTCAGCACAAGCAAATACGACTACAGCATATCTTGGACGCTACCACAAACTCGGCTTCATTGTCGCAGAATTATAACTAATTATCCGAAATAGAATATTGCATAATTTATTCTAAAACTACCAACACTAGTGTTTTGATTAAGTACTGCGTACCATATGCCTTTTAAGTAGGAACTACCTTCTACATGTGCTTTTTGAGCCTCGGCATCTCCGTTAGCAAATAATACTACCGTATTTGCATTAGAAGAATTAGTTACGCCGAGCATTTTATTTATCTCTGAATTAGTAAATACTTGTATAGATGTGATAGCACTTGCGGTTACAACTTTTGATCCACATTTCATTTTAGCTATATTTTTATTTAACTCACTAGCATATTCCACGATAGTTTTGTTGTTTAGTTCTGTAAATCTCCAAGTAGATGCAATTCTTTTTTTAATGGAATCAAACAGCACTCCTAGCTTCGCTCTGCTTGTTATTGGAGTAGAATCTTCTATGATAATATCATCCGTATCGTTTACTTCTGTGACTTGTGGAAGATCTTTTATGTATTTTCCGTATACTTTCTGCGCTTTTAAATTTTCATTAGCCATTTGCATCATCCTCCTTTGCTACTGCTAATGTTTGTGTGGCCATGCTTTCAAGTTCTGAAATTCTTCGTTCAAGTTCATAGATATCGTCTTCTGTAAGTATTTTTTTTAAATTTACTCCATTATGCCAATAAGGTTGTGAAAGACTTTGAATAACAGTATTTGCATTAATATCACCAACTTTTAATTTTACTGCAACGCCAGATTCTTCGTTTTCTGTAGTGGCTTCAAACAAATTATAACTTGATTCATTTATTTCCCTTTTTAAGTTTCCTGTCATATTCCCTCCGGCTGTCGGGACATAAGGTTGTCCGGATCCGGAGAAAACTTCATTTGCCGGAAAGTTAACATCTGTTTCTCCATTTACTTTCCTTTCACATCCACCGATCGTTACAGTTCTTTCTGCTCCCCATCGTTCTGTAGTGATTCCCTCTGTTCCGTCAAATTCCGTTCCATTAATTTTAATGATATTCTTCAAACCTGAAGCTTTTATGTTCGATAATTCAATAAAGAGCGTCTCTCTACCATCTGTAGTTCCATCCCCGGTCGCATCTCCTGTTATAGATACCAAAAACGGAGTAGCAAGCTTTACGGCTTTTTCTACTGTCATTAAAGTTTTCAGCATTCCGATAGTTAGTTGTAAATCTTCGGTTTTGGTGTGGAGCAAGACAGTATCTTCATCCGAAAGGCTATCAGCTTTATTTAATTCTTCTATATATACATCTGCCATTTTATCACCTACTTACTATTGCGTCAGACAAATCATCTACCAACGTCTCTACTTTTTTCACAAGATTATCATAATCTGTTTTCTTTACATATATTTCATCACTTTTCTGTGAAGAATATACAGTTGACGTACTGGTCTGTGTGTCATCGATACCGACTTTCCCGGACACAATTTGGTTAGCTTTATCTATGGCATCTTGTGCCTTTTTCGATGCATTATTCGCATCTTCTATGGCTTGTTGTATGCTTTTTAAATCAGCTTCAAAATCTTCTTTTGTAGCCAGTTCTTTTATTGTCCCTGCGGAAAAGCACATAAAAACTTTTTGATTTTCCACAGCTTCGTCTATAGTAACTGCAAATTCTCCGGGGAGCATCTTGTTTGCATCAAAATCTTTTAATTGCCCCCTACGCATTTGAATTGCCATATATATTCTCCTTTCTATCCAGGAATCCACTGTACAAGCGAAACTCCGGATGGCGGTTGTATTGGTTCCTGTCCTCCACTGCTACCCGAATTTCCACCGGCAGTATAACGTAGTACATAATTCCATCCTCTCGAATAATTATAATATCTGCACACCCATATCTCTGTTCCCGTCTGATCCCCGGCTTCTGGATGTCCTCTTGTAGATGATGCTTGCACCATCTGACCACCACCGATGTACATTGCAGTGTGATATCTAACATTTAACAGTACATCCCCTCTTTGCATTCCAGCACCAGTGGCTCTGTTGCAGCTTGCCGTTACATCCGTGAATCCGCAAGCGCGAAAAACATTGTACATATTTCCCGTATAAGTAGCTCCATTTGATTTTACTGGAACTCCGGCTTGTTGCCATGCAGATATTACGAGTGATGAGCAATCATAGTCTGGATTGCCCCAACGATTCGCTTGGCTGTAGCCATGCCTGTTGTCGTTGGCTATTCTGATAGCCCATTGAACCGCACTTTCTGTTTTTGTCATATGCTGTCTCCTTAAAATGTTGTACCGCTTGCTGTTCTGCCACCGATTAAATAACCGTTTCGATAATCCAAATAACTTCCATCAGAAAATACCGCACGTCCAGTTTTGGCTTGTGTACCTCCGGTAATAAGTTTGTCTGTTGCAACTAAAACGGAATCTCCCCATATTGCTGTCCGTCCATTAGTGCTTACACTAACAGCGGAATAGCGATTACCGCTATGCACATACATTTCTATTCCTTCACTTCCATCACCAGTGCCTTGCACATACTTTACAGTTCCAACCAGTGTACCTTTACTTCCGTATACATCAATTTGCCCATTATTTACACGGATAGCATATTGATCTTTAGGGTCGTTTGAGTAATATCCGTTTACTCCTAATGTTCCAACAACCTTACCATCCGCATTTTCAATGGCACAATGTCCATTTGTATTGTTATAACCTCCAAGTGTCAGAGTTCCAGAATGTATCCAGTCACAGTTAATGCCTACAGCGGAAAGTACATTAACTACTGCATTGCCATTAGAATCCAACCCGGCGTTCCATGTCTTACCACCATCTGTAGACACTGCAAATGCATCACCAACCATTTTCCAGATAATGTTCGAATCTTCCAACCGTTCTTTGTTATGGAGATAAAATATAACTGATTTATCTTCTTTTATTTCTTCGGTCTTAAAAAATCCCATTCCCTGTGTCATTAAGGCTGTAAGGGACTGAACGGCTTCATCATATTTACTGATTTTTTTTTCGGTAATTTCCGAAGATTTTTGAATAGCTTTGGTTTCTGCGCTTACGTATTTACTACTGTTTCTCACAGAATTTTCAGCCGAGCATTTAAGTTGAGTAAATCCAAGAAAGTTAAATGTAATGTCTGTAAGAATCGTCCTGTTCGTCTTTCCGGCACGATCAATCACATAGGCAAGATCCATAAACTCTGCCAAAGGATAAGATAAATGTTCACCAGAAAAATTCATAAATGTTAATCCTACAAGCTTTGCCCCCACTGTATTTACGAGAAGATTTTTATCTTTAATAAGTGAATTTTCTATTGACAAAATGTACCCATCAGTGCCGTAAGTATATGTGTTCTCATTATCCGTTGTTTGCACGCCTGTAATCTTTATGTTTTCAACTCCGGTTGTTAACCCGATCTTCCACTGTGTTAAAAAGTGGAAATTATCAGCTAACTCAAACGTTCCATCATCGGCATTGTTCCCACTTGCGTAGTAAGTAGTGGCATCGGAAAGAATATATCCGCTTGCCTCTTCCGTATCTACCGAATGAACGCCTAATGTACGTCCGTCTCTAAGTCGGAATCCATCATGTTGCTTTGATATTAAGTGATAAGGATTTCTCTGTTTTCGTTCTACCGAACGATACATAATTCCGTAAGAATCCTCCGTTAAAAGTTCTAATCCATTGTCAAAATAGCCACCATCCATGTTGGAACCGCTTGTGTACAACTCTTTGTTCCAGTCAAGATCATCGTAAAAAAATTCATTAATATCATCACCAAAACTTCCACCGGTCAAATCGGAATATGTCACATACTTTTCCGTGATGACATCTGTCTCAAATTGACCGCCGTCATAGTTTTGCCTTGGATCATCGAACCACCCACCATCAAGATCGGTCATTCCATCAAAAAGTGTCATGTCGTAATCTGTAATCTGTAAATGGTTGTCCGCATTCATCCATGCATTTCCACCAGCGATCATGGATATTAATCCAACAATCTGTCTGTGAGTAGTGTTTGTCGGTGCTTCTTTTACAGTTATATCTTCTCCGTTAAAATGCACTGTGTCTAACTGTACTCCGCACGTTCTGCAAGAATCTATCAATATTTCAGACAGTTTGAGGGGGTATTTTAAATGTGTCGTGTAATCACGATCAAGCTTATATGCATCATCGTAGGCAGAAAAGCTTACGGTATCCCCATAGCTTTCCGGGTCAATTACGGTATAAGTGCCACTTTTTATAGTCAGATCACCTATATCCGTGCTAATTGACTTATACAATGTTATCTTTGCACCGAGAAAGCTATGAACTCTATATCTGTCATCTGCGTTGTACAGTTTTACTGTGATTTTTCTGGAAACAACATTGCCGAGTGGCAAACTTTGTGTACCAGCTCCATCAACAATGTTGTTGCCAGATATTAAAAATTCGGATCGGCCAAGATTTAACACTGTGCCATCCAAGAAAGTAACCCTTGCAGATGGATACCAGTCACTACGTCCGTATATAGCTTTCTTATATGCATTGCTAATGTGTATCATAGTGGATTCACCCCGATTATGTTAAAACTAAGGGATTTGTACTTTTCTTCTCCCTCTTTTAATGTCCCGATATCTACGCTTCCTTGTGTGACATAAAACGGTGCTTCTCTCCATCTTCCGTAATACACGGAAAAATAATATAGTTGCACCTGTCTCTGATTTACAATCATCTGTAGCAGACTTGACATTTCTGATATACTTATGTCGCTACCCTCATAAGCGTAAGATTCTACCGTGAACATCGGTTCATTGCACATAACTCCGCTCATTAATCGCTCTGTTCCCTCTGTAGAGGTAGTTGCAAAGCTGAATTTGAATGTGTCTGGCTGATGAATAGTCCGACCATTAATCTTAATCACTTGCTGTGCCATTTTACCTACCTCCCGAGTTCGAATACATTCTGTCCATTGGACATCTGCATCTCTTTTGCTGTATTAATAAGCTGCTCAAGTACCGTTCTGCTATCCAGATTTACCACAAGTTTTATTATTCCTGTACCTTTACCGCTTTCTTCACTTACGATTTTTCTTAACAGATTCTCCGGCATCTCCAAGTTGTTTCCCTTTGTCTGGTCACCAAGAACCGCCAAGAACGGATTCCCGGCCGGAATAACCGCCCCTTGTGCAAGATATGGAATTCTGGTGTAATTTGCATGGGAAAGATTAATTCCCTTACCGCCGATACCTGGAACCCAATCCGGTACTTTAATGTGATTCAGTCCGTCTACCAAACCGTTAATTGCATTAATAATCGCTCGATTCAATCCATTAAATAAAGCGATAACCATATTTACAGGTGCTTTAAAAATTGAGTAGATTAAGTTAGCAGCTCCACGGAGTATTTTTAGTATTCCTTTTAGAGCCATATCTACATTCCCTGTAAATACTCCTTTTAAAAATGTGACAAACCCAGAGCATATCTGCTTAATGCTGTTAAAAATTCCTTTAAAGCTGTTAAGAAAAACTTCCACTACATCTCCAAATACTCCGAATTGAGCGTGCCAGTCAGTGGCAAATACTCCTTTTATCCAGTCCATGAGCTTCGACATTACAGCTTTAAGCTGATCCCAGTGAGTAGCTATCAATATAATCGCTGCTACAGCAGCTGCTATCGCAATCGGAACGATTCCAAACGTAGTTACCAATGAACTAATAGCTCCAATAAGTCCACCGCCACCTTTTAAAATGTCAATTAATGTTCCTATGTGTCCAGCAAATCCAAGAACTGCGCTTGATATAGTTGCAATTAAAGGAACTATCTTTGATGTAGCAAACGCTGTAACTAATGCTGTCCCAATGGCATCAACAATCCACTGATGTTCACCGAGGAAATTAAACAAGCCAGCAAGTACATTAATAAGTGCCGGAAGACCGCTCTCTATCAGCCATGTAAGCATCGGTAATATAATATTCGTATACAATCTTTCTAAGAAACTTCCAATAGCTTCTATCAGTGGTGACATGGATTCAAACAGATTCTTAATCGAATTAAGTAACGGGTAAAAGTTCAATGATCCCGCCCACTGAGCCGTATCCCACACAAGACGATTGATGATATCAAGCACCTTTTGGAAAGCATCTGCTATAGCTTGTATAATGGCCGTTCCTACGGCGTTTTTATTCCAAGCTATATCTAATTGTCTTGCGATATTCCCGACCGTTGTAAGCAGTCCCTGTGCGATCTGTAACATGGTAGACAGTATCTGTGTGCCTGTACCGTTTGTCCAGACTTCCAACATACTACTGCCGACACTCTTTGCCAGTGCTCCAAGCTCCGACAATGCATACTTAGCAGCATCAATCGTGTTCTTTCCCTCTCGTTCCCACGCTTCTTTAAATGGTTGGAATATCTGCCCCAGTATATCCTTGATTTTTTCAAAAATCGGCGGTGCATCTATTGGAACCTCTTCAAACATTTTGCTGATCGGTGTTCCGTTTACATCGGATCCAGACGGTGTTGTGTCGGTATCCTTATTTGTTGTGTACCGATTAATTTCATCAAGAGGTGACAGGTAGTCTTTCGCTGCTTTTGTGGCTTTCTTCGTAGACTTTGCGGTCTTGTCCAGACTGGCAGCATAATCTTTTTGTACCGCCAGTGCCTTTGTGTATGTCTTATTTCCGGCAAGATACCCGAAAAACATTCCTACATAGGTTATGGCTGTGCTGATAAGGTCAATGAATCGTGACAGTATCGGTGTCACAACTGTCAAAATCGGACTGAAAGCTGTAGCAAATGCATTTTGCAATCTGATAAGGCTCCCCCACAAAGTAGATATATTTGCGTTTGTGGTTTTGGAATATTGAGCAAGATTATTGAATCCACCTATTATTCCTTGTGTAAGAGCACTAAGAATTCGAAAAACACTGCTAAACAACACAGACATCGTAAGCATTCTTCCGATACTCATTCTTGCTGATCCGGCTGATTTGCTTGCATCTTTAAAGGATTTACTTAATTTTGAATTTGAATTTTCTGTTTTGTTATTCGCACTGTTTACTCCAAAAAGTTTTTCTTTCAAGGAAACCAAACCAGTACCGTAACTTGCAAGTTTGCTTTTAATGCCAGAATACGATGTGTTTAATCGGTTCTGCATATCAGCAAGTTTTCTTTCCGCAACAGCAAGTTTTTCAACTTCGGCTTGTGGAGCTTCTGCACTCTTAATTTCTTTAAACGCTTTGCCACTTTTTTCTAAATCAGCCAATTTATTTTTAGCGTTTTCGATCGAATTTGACCACTCATCCACAGTACGTTGCTGATCTCTATATATATTAGAATTGATATCTCCACCATTAGAAGTAAACCACTCTTGAGCCTTTATGAGTTGATTCATTTTTGCCGTAGTCGTTTCTATCTCGTCCTGTATTTTCTTGTATTCTGCGGTTGGGATGCGCTGATTTGCATAGGATTCTACCTTTTGGCGTAACGATTCTACCTTTTGCTCTTGTGCGATGTATTCGTTATTCAGTTTTGCAAAAGCATCTATTTGCTTGTTGATGGCGTTTTTTGCAGATGTCCCTAAATTATCCACCCTGTTTGCTGCTCTTCGCAATCCAGCTTCAATTTCTTGTGAACCCGCCTTTATGCCATCAGTTCTGATTTTTGTGTTAATAACAATACTTCCATCTTCTGTCATGTATTGTCCTTTCTACCGCTAAATATTTTCGGTCAGCGGGTATCTCCACATGATACCCGGTTAATTATTTACGAGTCCGAATATTCTTCTTAATTCTTCTTTTTCTTCTTCGCTTCGCTCTGGTGTCGCTTTAAGATCAACAAGTTCTTTGTTGCTAGAATAGAATTCTTTTTCCCAACTATCCAATTTCTTCCCTTTCGAGACTTTTTCACGAATGTTAGTGATAGTGCTGAATAGAGATTCTCCAATCTCCATGAAAAGTCCCATGAACGTCCACCAATGCAAGTACTCTTTATCACGAATATCCTCATGTGCCACTTTATTAATGGCCGGAATCAGAATCTTTGCATCTTTTTTCCAATCCATAAGTTGCGGTTTTTTCTTATCTCCCTTAAATCCGCAGTCGATAAACTCTTTCGCTGTCTTTAAAGCTTCTTCCCAGTCTTCCGTTGGAAGATTATCAAAGTCTTCGTAGAATATAGCCAGAATCGTTGTGTATATCTCTAAGTTCTTCTCTTCTTCTGACATTCCGGATACTATGTCTGGATCATTAATAGCACAAAGAATATCTAACACGGCTCTGTAATCTGAGCGTATTCGATATTCTTTTCCGTTTACGTTAACGGATTTCGGAAGTTTCCAGACATCCATTAGTTATGGTACTTGGCCACGTACTTATTTACACGGCGCTGTACCTTTGTTACGTTGGTATTCAGAGTTTTCTCAATAACCTGTGCTACACCATCAAGCACCTGTTCCATAAAGATTTTTCCATCATCCATAGGAGAAAAAGGACCAAGAATAGAAAAGAAAGCTTTTTCCGCATCCGCATTAATCAAATACGAAAGCTGATCTGAAATTTCTTTTTCTGCTTTCTTTACAGCTTCTAAGCTGTCTTCTTCAGGCATCTTGTAATTCTTCCAAAAAGATACAACCTCTTCATATCTTTCAACGATGTTTGTGTCATTTGGTGCAAATACCAACTGCCCCAGTTTTTCGTGTGTGTGTTTGTCTATGATTGGTACTTCAATCTTTCCAGAATCAACCGAGATACAAAGTTGATTGTTGTTTCTTTTTTTTGGTAACTTGTTACTCATATTATTCCTCCTGTTAATAAAGCGTTACAGTACTTCTTTTCCTGTAGAAAGACTATGTGGAATTGCTCCGGCTGTAAATTCTGGATTGCCAGAAGCAAGCGAAGTAGCACTCACATATCCCTCTGTCCTCTTTCCATCGGAAGACACCTTGAACGGAATGTTTACACCAGATGTATCACCACCATAAGACTGAGGTTTTACCATAACCTCTTCGACATATGCAAGGTGGTTTTCCGCACTTGTATCTTCCACAAGGACTTCCAACATAAGTGTTTTGCAGTCCGCTCCTTTCAATCGTTTCATTGCAATATCCCTAATCTTCGGATACAGCTTTTTGTCCGGGTTTGCATAGTATGTATCTGCATCCATAGACGGCTCATATCCATTATCTGTTGTTTTTGTCTGACCAAGAATGTTCTTCTTTGTCTCTGTATCCGGGTTCAGATCAACCGACATATCGTCAATGTCATCACCAAGGATTTCCCACGTAGCACTTGCTACTGTCTGTTTGAAACTATAGTCCAGATAATGTGCGAGTGCTTCTCTGCTAAGATTTCCCATATTATAGTCCTTTCTACCGTTAACTTTTTACGGTCAGCGAACATCTCCAATTGATGTCCGGTTAATTAGTTCTTATGAATACATTTCTGTATTTAAGAGACATACTAATCACCCAGTCTTGCACATTGTTTTCGTAAGTTTTGTCAAGGTATGATGGTGTGATTCTTGTAATCTCTTCTATTTTTCGTTCATCTGTAAGTGTTGGGTAAGATGTAAGTTTATGCTTTTCGCCATCAATCACGACTGTTTGTCGTTCCAGCCATTTACCTACACTATCAAGAAATTCCTTTATATCCGCTTTCATATTCGGAGAATCACGGGATGTCCTGTACACGATATAAAACGGGTAGTTGCAAAGCTGATTCACCTTGCCTGTTACCGATTTTTTCTCCTGTGCAATCACCGCACCGGATACCGGATAGAATGCCATTCCGTCATCTTCTTTGAGTGTGGAAAACTTAAACACTTCTCCAGTTTCCAATCCCGGATACTGATTCAGCAAATCTTTAAGTGCATTTGTTACAATGTCGTATCCGTCAACATCGTATTTCACTATTTTTTTACTATCCACCGCCTGCACGTTTCTTCACTCCTTTTACCCATGCATCGCAAGATTCATCTTTGGCAGAATCAAACCAGTGATCTGTCGCAAAAGGGTTTGGCTCTTTCGAAAACTGGATATCACGGTCTGTTACTACTTTTTTTGCTTTTGGCCTTGCCCACGGTGATCCCGTTTCCGGGTCTACCATGACTTTCCCCATGTACAGGTATCTTGCGTAAGGACCATATCCGGCATAAACTTTTCCACTACCTTTCAAGGCTTCGTTCTGCGTATTGGTTGTATCAATCAGCATCCCGTCTCTTTGTGGAATATACTTTTTTGTGCCTGTCCATACCTGTTCATCTAACCAAAGTTGAGCATCTTGGAATTGTTTTTCGAATCGATCAAGATTCACATTCACTTTGATGTCAGCTTCAACTATTGAAATATTCGGAAAATGGAACATTCTGCTACGTGCCATTTACTTTCCCCCTATCTCAAAATGTGGGATAAGTGTGTATGTCCCGACATTGGTGATCAAGAATACATTGTCGCGATTTTTGTTCATGTAATCATAAAAGCCACCGTCTCTCCGGCTCTGATAGTCTTCGTCTGCTATCATCTTTTCGTCATGTTCGCCTTCAATGAAAAAGTCACCGCTTGCAAATGTGATGGTATGTCCAAGCGTATCGTTAATTTGTTTCGCCCATTTTTTAGGCTCAAGATACTTTTTGCCAGATACTACTTTTTCATCGGATACCATGCGATACAGAACATGGAGCGTTGCCGTGTCAGCCGTATCAAGTCCTGTCTTTTCAATGTTTGCGGATTTATCAACAATGAGTTGAACACCTTTAATTACGGTCGGATACCAAAATATTTCATCCTTTTGATTCACATATTTGTTGAATACAGTTATGGTTTTGTCATACATTGGTACCACCTCTCGTTAATAAAACTTCTTACCGCATTTTTCACACTTCCATATGTGCCTTGTTTCTTTTATCCCATTTCCGATATCTTCCAGATACGTTCCAGCATGGATTTTCTTTTTGTGTTTGCAAAATAATCTTTTAATAATTCCCATTGTTCAAATCCCTCTATATAGCAAGTACACTCCGTTATCATCGGTAACGTTAAAAAGATAGCTAACCGCCGCTTCAAGAAGTATTCTTTTCTCTTCTTGCACATTGGTAGCTGCTAAGGTATACCGATTGCTCTGGATGTTCCCGTTAGCGTAAGATATGCTTTCATTTCCAGAAGAAACAGAAGAGACGGTCTTATTTACGACCGTCCCATCTTCTCTCTGTATGGTTCCTATGGCATCCATAGAAGCTTTTTTAGCTTGCTCTATCTTGTACATTTCATCAGCTACTGCACATACAGCTTTTTGAACTTTTGTTTCTGCTCGCTCATTTTCTGGAAGCCCATCAACAAGGCGATCCATCGTGTAGTTGTCTACGCAGTCACTGGCTCGTTCTACATATTCACGAAATTCGCTTTCTGGAATTGTTTTTCCGAAAAATTTTTTTGTATAAAACTTATAATCTGTGTACGCCATAGTGTTTCACCTAATTTTCCTACTTTCTTGGATTCGATCTCGTCTTTGGCTTTACGTCACTGACTTCTTTATATTTTTGTGGATTGTTTTCCATCAACTGAGCACTCGTTTCATGCTCGGTTGATAAGATTCTTCCTGTTTCCAAGTCTTCAAACCGTCTCATGTTTACTCACCTTTCTTGTTTTTGAAGATAAGGTCAGGCATTACAGATTTTGTTCCGTAGTGGTAAAAGAGTTCGATGCCATATGCTTCTGAAAGAGGAATCTTCTCAGCACTGTATGGTGTGGATTTAACAGGCTGTGCGATAGCTCCATCCACCATCACGATCACGTCAACGTCTGTCGGCATGTGCACGCATGAGAATGTTTTTACGCCATGATAAGCATAGAACTCTTCGTCAGCCACGCCAACACCCGGCACTGTAACTTTGTCCAGATATGTGCGGATTTTTCCGTAGAATTTTGGTGTGCAGATCATGTTCATCATAGAACGTGGTACTCCGTCCACATACTCATTCTTGGTGGTTTCGCACTGCTGAATCATGGTTTCAGCCTGTTCCTCAATAGCTGTAATACCTGTCAGATCAACTTCTGTCGCATCTGTTCCGGCAACTTTGAAGAACTCAGTGTCGAGTTCTGCGATCATTCTAAGTGCATGGTTTGCTGTTCTTTTTGCGATAAGTCCCTCTACTCCGAGAAGAGATACGTCTTTCTGTTCAACCTCTTCTACGATTTCCTTATCAACGTTAATCGGAATCGTAACCGGCTTTCCTTTTACTCCATCACCTTTAGATGCACCTCTGGCGGTTCCGTAATTCTTGGATGTCGCATTTGCGAATCTCTTCGCTTCTACGGTTCCGGCTGATGGATCACCGGAAAGTTCGGTATTCTTCATTTTTCCAGAAATAGTGTTCTTCTGGACGTTTTCAATGACCTTTCCGTACTCTTCTGCAAGAAGCATTTTTCCGGTTGGGTCAAGTAACATGTTTAATGATGTAACTCTTGTTGTTTCTGCCATTTTTGTTCTCCTTTAATTCTTTAAGGTCAACGGCTATCTCCTATTGATAGTCGGTTCACAGTATGGTTTTACCAAACAGTTCCAGGAACAAACGGCTCTGCTTTCTGTTCACCACCACCTTTTTCTGTAGGTGTCGTGAATACCGGTGGTGTCTTACCATCCGTCACGAAAGCGTCTTTCTGAGATTCTTTCAGCTCTTTCATGTAATCATCAAGGCCAAGAATCTTTTCACCCTCACGTTTCAGACCCTTGTCTTTAATCATGTTGATGATTCCTGTTTTGGCAAAATCAGAACTGAATTTCTCGCCCGCAAGAGCCTTTGCCAGAATGTCATTGAAGTCTCTTTCTTCAATCTTCTTGTTGTACTCTTTTTCGCTGGCATCAAGCTTGTCTTTCCATTCTTTTTCTGCATTCTCAGCTTTCGTCTTCCACTCATCACGTTCTCTTGTGATCGCATCGAAGTCTTTTCCCTCGAACCCGTCTAAAGTCTCTTTCGCTGTTTCATACTGCGTTTTAAAGTTGTCACGTTCCTGTGTCAGAGTTTCTACTTTTCGTGTCTGCTTTTCATAGTCAGATACGCTTTTGTAATTCTCTTTCACTGCATCTTCGATTGTCTTTTTCTGCTCGTCTGTAATTTCAAGACCAGCATCTTTGATAATCTGAATAATATTTTTCATGTCACATATCCTCCTCAACGTATCTTATTAACCGCTTCGTCTGCGGTAGGGATTCAGACAGATGAACCTCTGTCGGGGTAATCGGGATACACGGAATCGAACCGTGGACATAAGTCTTTTTTAAAAGAGATGATTGTGACTTTTGTTTTACCATTGAACTATATCCCGTTAGTGGTTGGTGTAAGTGTTCCCTCTATACAGTTCCAACCACTGTTACGGATATTTGACGGTCAATCTGCATATTGTTCCGTAACTAACTCTATACAGAAAAAGGATAGCCGGATATGAATCCATGCACCATACTGTGCACTATCCTTTGCGGGATGAAAATTTATCATTTTATATTTTTAGGAGGTAACATAAGATGACGGTTCCCTAAGTCCGCAACCTTAGGGGAAAGCCTAACGGGCGTTTGACTGCCCTTTAATCAGCATTCCGCTATTAGGCTTTATTGAAAGGAGGTGTATCAAGAAAAGAAAATGTCCTATGTGATTCACCGTATATATCGTAACATTAATATATATAGCACTCCGTACCCATGTTTTTACATTTCCGCAAGCTTCTTGATTTGCCTTTGAATCTCTTTCCGTTCTTCCGCAAAATCTGAATCCATCACCATAGAGGAAAGCATGTCGTACACTTCTACCATAAGTTTCCCGACACTTTCCATCAGTTTGTCTCTGTGCGCTTGATCTCCGTTCTGTTGATACATCTCTTTCGCCATAATGTACTGGTCGTATAGTGCATCAATGTTTTTATCGTACTTTCCGTTACTGTACTTCTTGATAAGGTTTTCCGATGCATCCGCAATCATCCCTGGTACGCTTTCACATTCCAAAGATTTCATATTGCATAATGTAGATGTAATCATGTACATTGCCTGTAAGTTAGACATATTTAAGTCTTTCTTTGCAGATGCTTTTTCACGTTCAAGCTGTTCTTCCAAAATCTTTTTAATCTCGCTCATTTATTACACCCCGATTCCTTTCATTTTCTTTTTGTATTTGTCGTGAATCTCCGATTGAATTTCTGTGATGTATACCATGTCGTATCCGGTAGATATGAGGTCGTTAATCATACATTCTACAGTTTTTAATTCTTCGCTTACATCCTCTACCAAACATTCCACGAACATAGCATCAGCCACATGGCCGTTTTCTCTTAGCGTGTGTGCGTACTGTTCGTACACTTCCTTTGTTTCGGATTCCCAATTGTGATACTCGACAAAGCCATCTTCTACGGCTTTCTGCTTTGTGCTTTTCCCAACGCTTAACCGTTTGGCCGTTCGCCACGCATCCGGGATAACATTTACTTTTCCATCAAATTCATCATCAATAAGCTGATTGTGATGGCTTATAAAATATCGGCACACTTTCCTACGTTCCAAACTTTCCGCAATGTGCTGGTACTCATGCATCCGCTTAAAGCCTTTTAAGCCAAGGAAATCGAAGTAGTCCGCAAACTGTCCGTGCATCATGACTGCTCCAATAAACCGTTCATTGATTTCGGCAAAGATTTCTTTCGGAGTTTTGACATCTAGGTTGCTTTTAAAATCAATCATAGAAACTCACCCCTTTTCTATGAGAGCTTTTTGATGATGATATTCGCATCCTTAACCAATGTGTCAACTGTGCCAACGTTGCCAACCGATATAGTGACGCTACTTCCGGCCGGAACTGCAATCAATGTAGCTGCACCGACATTCTGATACACATTTGCCGTTGCTACTGTATAGTCCATTTCTGTACCGGAAATCGGTTCGCCGTTCTGCTTGATAGATAACGCTACTGCGCCTATTGCAGATGCCGTAACGTTTCCGTTAAACTCGACTTCGACCGCCATCGGCAGATTCCCACGGTTTGTGATTTCAAAAAGCCCACTGCCGTTGTCATGTGCAAGCCACCCTGTGTTACAAGCACATCTACGGCTTTTCACTCTTGTTTCTGTAAATAATACATTCTGATTTGTTACTACTGTCTGAGCATTTTTAGCAATAGAATTTAACATATTTTTTCTCCTTTCTTAAAAAAGAGAGCAAGCGCATGCCTACTCTCTTTGATGTTCGCAAGACTACTTTTTTGTAGATATGGATTCTTCCAACATGCTTATGATTTTGTTTTGGTTTTCAATTATTTTTAAAAAATACTTACTGTCTTGCTCGTGCAAGTGTTTTTCGATGTCGGAATTACTTGCCTGTGATAGATCACTGTTAAAATTCGCTATCTGTAAAGCAACTCCGTACACTGTCAGAAAGTCAAGTAGTGATATATCGTTCACTTACATCACATTCCCACTTGCACAGCAACCATTGCCAAATGCGTTATACGCAAAGTATGGACTGCAAGACATATAAGCCGGTTTTGGCGTCGGTCTCACTGCATCAATAATGTTATTGGTCTGTGATACCTGTGAGATCTGCCAATATGCTGTCTGCAAATCTCTGTCACGATCAGCAAGCTTATCTCTCAAGTTCTGAATCGTGTTATCCTGGATTAACTGGCGTGTAGCCTGTCCATCTGCTAAGATGCTTTCTTTGATGTCACAGCAACACTGTGCCATCTGCGCCTGCATGTTCTGTGCCTGTAATGCTGCATCATATCTACTCTGTAAGATCTCTTTCTGTGTGTTGCAGCAACACTGAGACTGCTGAGCCTGTAAGTTCTGCAAGCCGAGCTGTGTGTTATAGCGGTTCTCTAATACGTCTCTCTGTGTCTCGCAAGCTGTGTTAGACACATTCTGATTTGTGTTAAAGATATCTCTTTTCACGAATTCGTCAGAGATAAAAGCGTCCTGTGCTCCGTTGTTGTTTCCCCATCCGTTACCGCAAAACAGGAAAGCAAGAATGATGATCCAGAACCATCCACCGTCACCCCACATGTTTCCATCGTTGTTTCTTGTGACTGCTGCTACATCGGCAGCACTAAGTGTGTTTAATCCCTCGTTCATGTTGGTTCTCCTTTTCTTTTATTTATCAAGACGTGTGCACTCCGTCCGGATATCACTTTATTTTATTGATAATATCGTTTGGATTCATGCCATTTTGCTGGCACATCTCCATAAATACATCTTTCGGGTTTCTTCCTTGGCACATATCCATAGCTTTTTTGATGTTCGGATTGCTCTGTGCCATATTCTGTAACATTGCTCCGGGATTCTGCGCATTTTGCATCATCCCCATCATTCTTTGAATCATTCCTAATGGACTGTTACCACCCGGCATACCGCCCATCATTCCCATTAACGGATTACTCATGCGTCAGCTCCCCTTTCTGTTCTTCCGGCTGAGGTTTTAATGTATCCAGTAATTTGTTGAATTCTTCTCTTGTCACGTACTTAGCGTCCATGTTTTCCACTACAGGTTGTGGATTGTTCGCCTGTACCTCATGAAATTCAAAAGCTTTAAACGTAACACTTCCCACACCGTCAACAGATTTAACATAAAAGTATGGCGCATTGTTATCCATCATCCAAGCCGTTGTTCCAGGCTGTACAATCTGATTTCTTGCCCCGTCAATTCCAGCTACCTGTATCCAGTTCACATTCGGCTGTGCCTGTGCCTTGTATTGCTGTTGAGCCTGTGATAAGTTGTCTATCCGTTGTCGTAATGCCATCTGGTCTTGCATATAAGCATCCTGTGGCATATACGGTGTATATGACATATATGGATTCATACTCATACCTCCTGTAAATTAGTATTTGTTGTTCTCTATGCTTTCATTTTACGCATAAAAAAGAGACCTTAACAGTTCGTTAAAGTCTCTAAAAAGTATCACTTATTCTTCTGTATAACGTGTGTTCGTAATCTTTCCGTACACATCTTCGTACAACTCCTGTTTATCCCCGTTGTATGTGTACTCCGCATAGATTCCGTCACCACTGATGTCAGTTGAAGCAAGGCATTTATAGTTCTGTAAAGTTTTGCAACTCCATACAATAAATACATTGCTTAAGTCAATTGTTTGAACATCATTAGGTCCCTTGTGAGGTTTGTCGCTCTTGTTGTACCATTCAACAAGTTTCTTTTTACATACACTCTGAAAGTGATCCATTCCTGTAATAATCATAATTAATCCTCCTACTCTGCAAATACCCAGTCTTCTGCCAGCATATCAGCCTGAGACGCTGTCCACGGCACTTTATTTTTAGGCGCATAAGGATTTTCTGTCTGTAATCCAGTAGTGTTGATATATATGAACGAATGCGTCATATAATTGAATGCTTCAATAGTTGTTCTTGCTGTAACTCTGTCGTATTCTTTCACTTCTTCACTTAGTTCAGAATACGGAATCATATCCGGGTGATCTGTAACTCCCTGTTTTTTCTTTTCTTCCCACCATGCGTTATGCACTGCTTCTGCAATAGTTTCAAGATTGACTTCTGGCGAATACATTTCCAGATAGATTCCTTTACCATTCCAACCTTTACGAGCTACCTTAAGTCCTCTTTTCAGATAACGGATAGCATCACCAAATCCAAATGTTGACCGACCGCCAAGAGCACCGCAATTCTTTTCATCAGCAATCATCCAGTCATCCCTCTGCGTGTGCATAAAAGTATATTCCACTCTCTGCGTTTCACGGATATCAAGAACATCTCCCTGTCCTTTGTCGGAATCCTTTGGTCTGCAATGAATCATAATCGTCTGCTTATCATTATCCCAACACCAGTATCCGTTCCATCCCGGCAATTTTACTTTCGCACCCTGTTTCATTAATTCAAACGCTTCTTTAAAAATCATAATAAATCCTCCTGTCCGGCTTTCCACTTTGCCAATTCATCACGCATAATTTTCTCCGCTTTTTCTCTATTCATTTCAATCGGAAACGTTGCTTCAACATGTACTTCATCTCCTATTTTCTCAAAATTAATATCTTTTCTCATAAATGTAAGAATTGGTTCATACATATATTGCTTGGATATCTTGTTATATTTTGCATGCAATACATATAGATTACCAATAGCCCAATCACTGTCTATCTCATATTCATCAGTGTCATATTCTTCTACAGAAGCCGTATCTCCATATAGTTTTGCTCTAATCAAACCATCATTTATCGTTGCACAAATCTGTTCAGCTTTATCTTTATCTAGGCACACTGCATCTATTCCATAATCTGAATATTCACCGCTTGTAATCACATAGACTTTCACGTTTTTACCCCCTCATTTCACAGAATTTCTAATTCTTTAAATACTTTCATAATTTTAGGAAACTGAATAGCAAACCAGTCAACGATTGTTTCTTCATGTCCGAACTGTTTATAATGTTCAAAGTTTGCCTGTAATCCACTTTCAGCAAGAAAAGCATGTATGATTTCATGTCTTAACTGTTTTTTCATAAGTTTTTCAAAATCGCCAACTTCGCTTACATTATTATTTCTGACTTTTATTATGTGCGCTGTATAGTCGCAAAAGCCGTCAATCGTTTCGTCTTCAAACGCTTCTCTAATTATTTCGTATTCCGTTCCAAGAATATTTACTTTTTGCATTTACTTCTCCACTAACTCAAATCTATACTTCTGCTTCACATCCGGGTATTTCTTCCTGTCTACTTTGCTTACGAACATTCCGTAAGGTCTGCACCACACGCCATTAGAGCATTCATAAACTACCTTGAACTGTCCCGGCATTTCGCTATCCTGTGCAATATACAGGACTTTTACTGTCTCGCCCTTAAAGTGCCTATACACTTGTCCCGGTTCAACTTTTCTATTGCTCACTGTCGGCGGTTCGTCATTGAAATACTTCTCACATTCTGCCAAATCACAGTTCTCTTTCATAAGTGGATGCTTTTCATCCAACTTCTTAATCTCTGCTTTCTGTACATGAATGTGCTGTCCTACAAGTGGAAATCCACAGCCGTAAAGCATTTTTGCCTTAATGTGGCGTGGTTCAAGTCTGCCTGTCGGGTCTATGAGATATCCACTTATTTTAAAAATCTTAGGTATCATATAATCACCTCTTTGCACCTGTTATTTTGTTGTGATCTTCTTCAGATATTGGTTTTGCTCCAACTAAGCGAAATGTATTAGTTCCAGCACTTGATCCGTAATATGCTTGGAAATCTATTTTTTCTGTATGGACATTTGAAAAATCATTAAAAGGTTTTACAAATTCAGCGGTTTCAAAAACAGGAATATACGTTATATGTCTATGCCTATATTTTTTTCTTCCTTTTTCGTCAATAATCCAGCCAGCGTTAAAACTTATTTCACCAAACCCAAGTACGCCCGATACTTCTTGGCCAGTTGCTTCGATGTGCGCTTTACAAGGTTTTACATCTTCAAGCCACATGCCTATACCACCCTTTCAATCTTATCATTCACTCTTCTACTCAATCTCTTGACTGTAGACACACTCACATTCATTTCTTCCGCGCAGTCCTCTAAAGGCATAGCTTTAGCACGGAGCCGGAACAGTTTCAATTCATCCGATGTGAAGTTGCATTCTAACTCAAAATAGTCAAGTTCTGGTCGTGTAAAAGAGTATATTTTCATAATTCCTTTGGTTTCTTGTCCGTCATAGCATTTACAAGCTCTTCCCGAGTTTTTTTTAAACCCTCAATGTTATTCCCTGTGATTTTGTTTTCGATCAAATTAAACATACTTCTCATTAATAGATTCATATCATCCCTCGTATTCCTTATGTTTTTATAATCGTTATCAAGTTTCTGATTAATCCCTGTGATAGATGTTTCAATGTTTGTTATTCGCTTTTCAATCTGTTCTATACGGTTGTCCTGTTTTTCTTTTGGTGCTTTCCATGATTTGTACCACCCGGAAAGAACCGCAACAGCACCACCGATAACAGATATAGCACCGCATATAGCAAGTATCTGTGTTATTAGTTCCATATTCACTTTTCCTTTGAATTGATATATCTCTGTGCTGCTTTTGCTGATCTCACAGCCTGTGACCTATCCCACTGTGCTACCCGTAAACGTTCCGAATATTCTTTAAGGTTATTATCTTTGCAGAACTCACGGTATTGCTTGTTCTGCCGTCTCAGCACCGCTGATTTTCGGTCATACATCTGTTGCAATTCGAATTTAAGCTTATCATCTCCGCTTGTATCTATAGCAGTCTGCAAATTCTGAATCTCTCTCTTGCTGTTGCGAATGCGTCTTTCCATAAGCCGTTGCTTTTTTGCGCGCTCTTCCGCTTTGATATTTTCTTCGCTTGACAGGTTGATATCTGCATACGGATTGTTTTCACCGTCACCAGATCCGAAAGAGTGTCGGCAGTTCACGCCACACAACCCTGTCACCGTTCCGTAGCCTGTTGATGTTCGAAAGTCCGGGAACCTCTTGTCTTTGCCTGTCCGGGAATAGAATTTTCCTTGCCACCAAAAGTGGTTCGTTGGATTGTTACCGCCATCACCAATTCGTGCGCCCACATGTGCAGATACTAAGATGGTATCCCATTCCAATTCTTCCATTCGCTTTAGTGCGATTGCTCCGGCACACTGGCTTATCCCTGTGCGGACAGTCATCATTGTAGCTGATTCAATGCTCATTTCTCTACCGGACGGATACGAAACCTTGACACCTTGCTTTACAATCCTGTCAACAGCATTTCTGACGGCTTGTGTATATGATATGGCACCGCTTGATGTCATGCGGTAAGCATTGTCGACCTCTTTCAGAAACAACTTCTGTGCTTCATCTGCCGTTGTTCGTGTAAGGTTTCTCCATTCTCCACACGTAACGTTATAATCTCTTTCCAGTATTCTGAGCAATGCCGGAGATTGCAATAAGGGCGTAGGTGATAGTCCTACCGCCCTATATATCGCATCGTCTCTCTCGATAGCTTTTATACCGGCTTCTTCAAATGCACTTTTCAGCTCGTTCTCTTGCTTCTTCGTTTTGTCAGCAATCTCTTTTTGTATGTCTTCCAGTAAGTATCCAGATTCTTGTAACACCTGTATCTGCCATCTGTCCGTAGCTGTAAGTAGATAATTTTCTCCACGGCCTATACGCACCATTATGCGCTCAACGATCATGTCCATGATGTTCTTGTGCATATCCGATGTTATCTTTTCCGCACCCTCAGTCACATGAAAGAGATATTCCGGCGTAAGCATTATTTGTCCTTTCTGTTTGAAATCTTCATTGCCAGAAGTAGAAAGACGCAGATTACAATAATATTAATCGTACTTGTTGCCATACTTATTCGTCCTTTCCAATCTGCTTAATAATCTGATTAACGTATGTACTAAGTCCGGCTACCATGATACCTTGTACTACAGACGTGAACAGTGCCATAAAAACATTTTTCATGCTGTCCAAATCGCAAGTTGCCGTTACATACATTCCGCAAATAATAATTCCAATACCTCCGAGAGAAAGTGGAATGTCTTTATCCTTAATCCTATGTGAGCCTTTCATCCATTTTCCAAGAAAATACAAGGCAAAAGAAACCACCATTAACTCCGGCTTTACATAACTAATAATCTGTTCCATTTTTTAGTCCTCCTTTACAGACATTATCATTTATCTTTCGGATTGACGTGTCCCCTTATACCTCTTCCCATCCATACACACCCGGCTCCCAGACGTTCCCGTCTGCCGTGCTAATCCATGTCTTGCCATTGTGTGTTACCTTATCGCCCTTGGCATATGGATTCGTGCTGTCTGGTTGTTCCCACTCCGGGATAACATTTTCATCCGGTATAAGCACCTTGGCGAACAGAGACGGTGCATCCGGTGGCGTCCATGTATCTTGGCTTGTGTGTGCGGTAAGTACCTTGTAGATAGTGCCGGAATACTCCAATCTCTTACCGACTGCATAAGTTTTCCCAGCTTCCCATTTCTCTACAAAGTCTGGATACTTCAATATTTGTTCATCGGTCATGTTGGCTGTCTGGTTTTCCAACAACTTCCGCAACTGCTCTGCTTGTTCTCTTGTCACTGTACCACCCCCATGATTATATTAAGTGCTTCTTCTGCGGACAGCTCCGGCTCTGGATAGACTGGGTCGTCCGTAAGTGTCCACATCTGAACTATCTTGTCTCCCTCTTCCCATCCAGATTCGTAGTGCTGTCCGCTTGGTGCATCTGTCGGCATATCTGTGTACACCACTTGTTTATATCCTAACTGTTCCAATTCTTCCGGCAATGGATTGTTGATAGTGCGACCGTTTAACACTATGGTTTTTGGCGCACTTCTAAGATATCCGTTTTCTAATTTTGCGTACATTTGTTATCACTCCTTTCTAACTTTTATCCAATCTCCATCAAAGCATGGTGCGTTGATTTCTCCGTGTTTTATGTTACTATTACTTCCAACCCCGACATACAATGTTCCATCGGCAGGAATAGTTATTTCTAAGCTTCCTGTTGCTACTGGTAATTCTGTATCTCCTGTTTTAGTTCCGTATAACATATACGAGCCGCCACATTTACGCATATCGTAGAAATATTTGCTTATCGTCCTAACATTGCTCCATTCGATATAATACTGTTCTCCTCGTTTTACACTGAATACAATAGCTGGACACCGCTTGCCGTACCATTCTCCAGTATCGGTTAGGTAAGCTTCATAAAGCCATTCGCTTGTTTCTTCTTGTGTATTAAGCAACCTACGCCTTAAGCTGTGCTGTGCTGTCGACATTTTAGCATTTCTCTCCATCAATTTACGCTCCAATTCTGGCTAGTTAGTAAGCCCTCTAATATAGACACCTCATAGACCTTGTTTGCATCGACCGAAAAGCTACCGATATTGACATTGGATGGATGTACCACCCTTGTAGCTGTTGCTCCAGAACGAAAGATAAAATGCACCTCACCAGTTCCCTCACCGATGGTGTATGTTAATGATGTCATTTCCGGAAAGATATAGAGCTTGTTAGGTTCGAATGTTACTGTGGTGTCTGTGGACAGCTTTTCTATTCTTTCGATGCCACCTGTTTCTATGGTGATTGCAACAGCTTCATTGCCATCATAGGTGTAGGTTTGACCGCCATATGTGATGGTTAAGGATTGCGGGTTGGGGAGTTTGGTTGGTACTGTAGGGATTGTTGGCTTTCCTTGTAAGTCTTCATAATTGCCGGAAAAATCGCTCTTGTCATTCCAACTCTGTTTTTCTGTGTCTGTAACTGTTCTGTGTTCTGCATCATCCTGTAGATCGGACAGATTTTTCGGAATTTCCGTTGTGTCCGGCAGTGCTCCGACTTCTTCTGCGGTATAAGTAGGCTTTTCTTCCTCTTTTGCCCATTCTGGTACCGTCGGATCTGTTTCTTCTATAGGATTCTTTTCCAGATAGCTTTTTACAGATTTCTCTATCTGCTCTTCAGAAATAGGCTTTTTCTCCAATGTGTCTACTCTGGATATAAGGTCAAGAATGACATCGGCGTGAGTCTCTTCAATCTCTGTATCCGTGTCTATCGTCTCTTTGGCCTTTCCGGTAGCCGGACTGGTTCTGAACACTTCTACTTTATCTTTGTTTTTCGCTTCTACTGCAAAATATATAGATGTATCCTCGTTTGCGTCAAAGATGTGTTGTTTTAGTTCCCATGAAAAAGTGATATTCTCCCCGTCTACCTTCACATCTTTTGCTGTATATTTCCCCGGCAATCCTTTTGCAGTATAGTAATTTACGAAAATGTAACAGTCAGACAAGTCGACATTATCTCCTACGATCTTAGGACATTTGAAATACTTTCTTTCAATATTGCCCTCTCCGTACACTCCAAAAAGTTGTTCGCTTTTGGGGATTGTAATTTTTCTTGTTGATGGGTCTATGATAAGATATTCCATTTTGGTTCACCTCTTTCCTATTCTTCGTACAATCCACTGTCCGGCTTGTTCTGTTCCTGTGCTTCTTCAATCATTGCTTTTGCTTCTTGTTCTGTCATTCCCTCAAATTTCACAAAATACATCCATGCTGGAACCTTGCCCTGTACCACATAGTTCCACCACCGTGCACGATCATCTTCTAAGTTGTATACAAGGTCTTCAAAATCACATGCTGTTTGGTAGTTCGTTGCCGGGATAGTTCCGTTTGCTGTGCCGACTGCATACAGGATATAAATGATTCTGTGCAGTACTCCATCATGGTTCTTTCCGTCCAAAATGTTTCGGAATGCCTGGATGGTATGCAGTGTCCGTCTATCGTCAGATTCTACCTGTGTTGCTGTCTGTATGCCTTGGTTCTGATCGAAAGAGAAATATCCGTTTGAGAATCCGCATTTATATCCGATGACAGATAGCAAGAAGTTTATCCCGGCCACACGCTCAGTTACTAATAATGTCGGAACGTGCTCTTTGATGCTATCTTCGTTCGCTCCCATTTCGATACCTTGGATAAATCTCGGCAATTCGATGGAATATTTGCTTGCGTATTCAATAGCTGTCTGCGGTACGTAAGTAATATGTCTACTGTCTTCCGTTTCATCTCCCATCATGTTTAATGCAATGTCAAGCCATCTCAATTCCTCAATGCATTCCGAAAATGCCGGAACAGTCAGTGGAGATTCCTTGTCAATCGCATTTGCGTAAGGATTTCGCCAGTAGACGAACAGCGGATATTCTAACCCATGTACGTACACTTCCGGCTCAATGTCTTTCCACTCATCTACCCTGTCAAGCGTGATCTCTGTACCGATCATATCTTTGTTGTCAGATTTAAAAGCCTTACTGGATATATGGTATACACGTTCCAGTCCAGCATCTTCAAATCTGTGGTACTCAGCTTTTGTGTAGTATTTGTCGTTTTTCTTAAGGTAAGAGAAAAAGATAGCTGCTAACGCATCCCCATCCGTGTTGGTGTCTGTAATCAGAAAGTAATCCGGATCCAAAAATTCTACATCATCACCGTTGCTCTTGACCATCATCCCACAGGTCGCACAGCTTTCCTCTTGTTTCTCCTGTAAGGTGTTCATTACGCTATCAAATCTCTTTTGCAGTTCATCGTTTCCTGTAATCTGTATATCTGCATTGAACAGTGTGAGGTTCGCTATCTCACGGCAAATCACGTTTGAAAACCTTGTCGGCTTTATCCTCCCGGTACACCAATACGGAATACCAGATCGCATGTCTTTATACTTCGACAGGGCAGTATCCATAGCAGATGACCGCCCTGTTTCTATCCCGAATATTTTTTTTACATCGTTTTCTTTAAACACTTTATCCCACACCGCCTTTATCTTGTCTATAATTCCCATCTACTCACCTTTTCCTACGCACTCTGTCCACGTCTCATAGATATCGGACTAGTAGCATATCTCAACGCATCAATCCAGTGGTCGTTACCGTCCGGATAATCTGCTATCACTTCACCATTGCCATCTCGCTCATGCTCATACTCTATAACCTCTTTGTACAGTCTTGGTGTCCGTCTTGGGTCAATCACCAATGTACGGCATTGTAACCACTCAAACGTATACTTCCGGCTACCAGGTGTCACGATTGCCTTACGTGCCGGAAGTCCGGCATCACGGAAGTCAACAATGCTCTCTTCTTCATCCACTCCACAGTAGATAGCGCAATCATCATATCCCTTTTCTTTTATCTGTCGTGCCATCTCGCTGTTCCTTATTTTGCAGCCACCCAATTCATCCAGTGCGTATACTTTCTGTTGGTTCGGAACATAAGCAACACGTAAAAACGCTTTCGGATCCGGGAACCATCCCCAGTCCTCGCCCTGGTAGATAGATTGCATCCTACTTATTTCTTCATCAGTGATTTCTCTGATCTCTAAGAGTTCAAAAATATTTGTTCCAAGTCCTACAGGGATTCCAAGATATTCATGCTCATAAGCTCTCGGATTTGTTGCTTTTAGATACTCAGCATCATCGATGAATTGTTGCCCTAGCCATTCTACCGGAACAGATCTATAATCGCTTTTGTGCCTTAAGCTGTCCGCTCTCGGCTCTGCTACGTACTTATTCGCCCAGTTGCTGTTGCTGATCGGTGGATTGAACGATTTAAAAACAACGAATTTTTCGCCACCACGAAGAACAGACTGTTGTGTCATTCGTACCTCTTCCATTCCGGAAAATTCGTCCAATTCCTCAAACCATAGGTACTTAAAATATCCTTTGCTAATCTTTATGGATTTCGTCTTTTTCGCCTTATCCAATCCACGGAAGATTATCTTCTGCCCTGTCGGCTTATACACATATTGCATAGGACTCAAACTTGATGTCCATTCGTCCGATGCTCCAAGTGCATCTATTCCCCATGCGATTTGTTCAAATACCGATTCTCTTAGTGTATTCCCGACTTTTCGGAACACCACTGCATTTGAGTGTATTCCATTCATTGCGTCTTGCATCATTCCAAGTGGTATCTCTGTACCGACAAAAGAAGATTTAGTCGAACCTCGGCCACCGGACAAATCATAATACGTATGTTTTCCATCTATGATGTCCCAATGTACACCGTAAAAAGCCGGAGCTATCACATCGGTAAGCTTAATCTCCCCCATCTGCGCCCTCCGGTTTCGGAATGTTATTTATGATTGTGATTCCACCAGTATCTTTTTCTTCTCCATCGGCTTTCTCATACCATCTCATGAGTTCACGCCCGGCAGACAGGCGGTCAGATATAGTAGCATCCAAATCAAACTGATCTTTCACTTCACCACGCATGACAGATGAAAAGAATCGGATGACTTCTTCAAGGTCGGCTGTCTTCTCGGTCTGGATCTCTTTCATTCGTTCAGCAATATAGGCTTTCACCTTAACATTTCTTAACAATCTTGCGGACGCTGCTGCTGCTGTAGCATCACTTTTTACATTTTTATACACTGCTTTATAAGCTCTTGTCCCGTTCAGATCAGTCAGGTATTCATCTGCGAATGCTTTCCGCTTCGGAGTGAGTTCTTTTCCTTTCTGCATCTACCCACCCTCTTCCACGTATTCATCTACTTTTGTAAAACACTTTCTTACCATATCTGCGCTAATCTCTATTGCTTTTTTACTAACAGACCACTTTCTGTTCTTTCCTCTCTCTACTTTTGCAAGTATAACCGTGCCCTCTCTTGGTATCTCTGCTGGTGCAATATATATATCTCCGTCTCTGCATTCCCATGTTTTTTCAGATCTGCTACCATCATTGTTGACACCAGTACATTTTTTAGTATTAGAATGGCATCTTAAAAACTGTACGTCCATGCTACTCACCGCCCTTGCTTGTTCTACACAGTTTCTTTCTGAGATTACTGTATCTGTCTGTAATGACATCCAGTGCAATGTTGAGTGCTTGTATCGTTCCATTCTGTCTGGTGTGTTCTTCTACCAGTCTCTTATTTTTTTCAGTAAGTTCCTGTACTTCGCACAGTGCCCGTTCTCCGACAGCCTTTGCGTCTTCTACCTCTTTTTGCAGATACTCATTCTTTTCTTTCAGCTTTTCATTCTTTGTAATCATGTCAATGAATTTCTTCTGCATTTCTTCTTTAATCATGTTTTCTGTTTTTTCCGCATAAGTCTCAATCATTCTTTCACCGCCCTCCATATATCGTTCAAACAATTTACAATCTCTATCTGCGATGCTGTTCGGAGAATTTCATAATCATAATATTTCCATTCCCCGTTTTTCTTTCTTTCTAGCACTCTGGTAGATAGGATGTACATGGTGATAAGTCTATTTTGCTCTATGGAATAAAACTGACTTGTCCCCATCTTTATAACTAATCCTTTTTGCAGTATTGCTTTCTGTAACTTTTTAGCAATGCTATTTAGATTTGCCATACACTCACCTACCTTTTCCACATACAAAAATAGCACCTCCCACGATAATTACATCTTACCGTCAGAAGTGCTATTTCATTGTCCCCGTTATTTAGTTTTGATACTTATATTTTACCATAAAATGTACATTTTTTCAACTTTTTATAAGTTTGGACTATAATTTGTGATCGTATCCATATGCTCTATATATGCCACACCATTTTTTATCCCAAACGCAAGTATTATTCCACCTTTTATCTTTATATTCGGTGTCTCTCCGTTTCTTAATGGCAAAAATATACCATCTGCCACTACAAGCATGCTGTACCCTCTGCATTTTAATCCCTTTAAAATATCATAAAAGAATTTTATTTGCAGCCCCTCTTCTTTTTCCACAAGATACATTCTGCTAAAAGTATAAGGCTTTTTTACATTATATGTGCAGCCAATAGGATATCCCTTTCCTTTTTGTTCTTTTGGTATGTTCTTCTCGCTTATAGATTTTTCCGTCCAATTCTCCAAGCCATATTTCCTGTATAGCTCTGGTTCTTCAAGCAAGAAAAACTTTACCACGTCTTTCTTTGTCTTCTTTATATTTCTAATATTATCTTTTATGTATTCCTTATACCAGTTGTATTTTTCCGGGAGTCCCGTTCTTTCGAAATATTCATCAATTTCAGAATTTTTTAATTTTTCGACGTTCCGACAGAAGAACGACATCCAGTTGTTGCTAAGTATAAGTTTGCTTTTTATCGGTTTCTGCATGGATACCAATCCCGAATAGTAGTCCATCATCTTGTATTTGCTGTTAAATTCTACTCTTTTCTCATTCCTTATTATTTTTGCATCTTTCCCGTTTGTGTTCACATAGATGTATATAGCTGGTGCCGGGTAATGCTCCTGTACCGCTCTATCTTCCAAGTTATCAATTCCTATGTATTCTATTGCTTCTCTCATTTTTCTACCTCTACAATAATTCAATTTCTGTAATTCTTACAATTGTATCTAATGGGTTCTCTTTCTTCTCCACCACTTCGAAGCTGTAGTTAATCCATACCGGGCAGTTCGACTCTCCGTCTACTCCACAATCCGATATCTTATAGCTTACTGATCCGGCATCAGTTGGATCATCACCATTTCCATCCCATATATCATTAATCTCTACTTCTTCCCCGACTTCCACTTCTGGCAAGTACTCAATTTTGCAATCTCCATTTTGATTAATGTCATAACCTTCTTGTATAATACTATTCATCTTATTGTCCTCCTAAATATAAAAAGATGTATAGATAGCCTGTCTGTGTATCTATACATCTCATGTTACGGTTTATCATATCTTTATATTATCTTATGCCTGTGATTTTTACAAGTGTGTTAACTGGATTTTCTTCGTCTTCTGCTACGATTTCGAAATCTGCAATGATTGGTTCGTCATCTTCTCCGTTTGCAACGTGTACGCATTCGCTTTCGAGAAGTTCCTCTACGTCTCCGTCTTCTGTCTGCCATAAATCTGCAAATCTGATTTCTTCTCCAACCTCTAATTCTGCTCCATTAAATATTTCAACTTTCATCATCTTTCTTTACCTCCTGTAATGTTCTCTGTTTTTTTAACTGTCTTTATTATAGCATAGTGGTGTCCACTAGTCAATAGTTTTTATTTATTTTTCTTAATAGTTATCACACCGTCTTTTTCTTCTAAGACAACACTTCTATCCTCTTCCGTAACGCCCAGTGCCTTTATCATTCCTACCGGAATAGAAATACGGTAGTTCTTTGTATTCTTGCCAGATGTTCCCCCGGCTTTGTTTATCATGACGTTTCTTTTTGCTTTCTCCATTACTATCTCCTTTTTTATCGCAATATTGCAATCACTTCCGCGTTTCTTATAATGATTTCGTCTTTATCGTTTCCGTATTGCATTACGTTTCCACCGATTAAGTATGTTTTTTCTACGTAAGATTTTACGGCTTCAATCATTTCTTCGATATTGTTTTCAGATACTTTAAGTGCACATGTGCCGTCAAGTTCTCCACCGTCGTAGAATCCGACATAAGGACCGTCTGAAATGCTTTATTAAATCATTATGCATGTTTCGTTTTCGCCCTCGTAATTGTCTTCCGCTTCTTCCGCTTCTTCCAGGCTTGAGCAGATCGCTATTGTTTCATGGCTAGGTATTTCAACGACTTCAATTTTCATCTCTGTGCTTTCTAATGTGTCAATAAAATCTGTCTGTACAAATTTGCTTTCGTCTTCGTCATATTCAAATTCATTTTCTTCAATTACATACTCTTCAACCTTGTAGAATGTCATTCCGTGGCAAGAAAATTTGCTAACATCTGTTTTACGTTTTGCAAGTTCCTTTTTCGCTTCCTCCAGTGTATCGAATGTTTTTATA